CTTCGGGTTTTATAACACCGCTTCTTATGTCTTTAGCTGATCTACCTTTTCTACGCTCTTGTCTAAAGTAACCTTGCTCACCTGGTTGTAATTCCCCAGAAGTATCTACCGATTCTAATTCCGTACTCTCGGATGCTGTGTCCGGTTCCGATGTTACAGCTGCATCCACTACCGCAACATCGCTTGTCTTTCCCTCTGCAGGATCAGTTTGTATTTCGTTTGTAATTTCTACAGCGTCAGGATATGTAGACAAAAAAATCTCTACCTGATCTTGAGGTATGTTGTATTCTTCACCAGAGGTTCTTTTATACTTAGGCATAATTATATTTTATTAATTTATTTGATACTGTAAAAAAGGATCTTGTTCTCTTACTGGAGCATCTTCACCTGTTTGTATTGATATTAATAAGTCTTTAATTTGATCACCCGTCATATCAGATCTAAGTGTTGCTTTAGGCCCACTAGTTCTACCTTTTGTAGATTTTGTAATTTCAATCACCGTAACACCGTTAACAGTGTAAGGATTTCTTATTTTATTAAATCCTAATGTATTGATAATGCCCTCTAACTTTAAAATATCAACAGGTCTTTTAGGAGTTTGACCAAACTCTGTAACAGGTCTAGGCGCTTCACTAAATGGTATTTCAATAGCATTTATTTTTTCTATACTAACTGGACTAGCACTAGTACCACGACCTTTTTTAGTACTTACTGCCTGAGCTTTACCTATTTTAGTTTGAGGTATAAGAGCTTCGAAGTATTGATCAAATGCAGCAACAAATTTTCTTTCTGATTCAGGTGTAAACATACTGCTCTCGCTACCGCCACCTATTTCTAGCTTTTCGTTATTACCAAATATCTGTTGATAAATAATCTGAGCTTTCTGAGGATCTTGTAAGTAAGAACCTATCATAGCGTTTCTAGCGTTTTGAGTTGTAGCCATGGCACCAGCTACGTTAGTTGCTTCTACAGCGTAACGCATAGTACCTTGGTCATTAGTAACGAACTTAGCATTGTTTATATCTACATATTCTTGAGATATGTTACCATTTTTATCTGTAATCTTAGCACCTAAAAGCACGTCACTTATTTCTTTATCTATGTTAGGTACTGTAAGAGGATCAAAAGATAAAAACAAACCAGCGTCTTGATCTATGTAGCCTTTCTCTGTTTGTTTAGATATCTGATCACTAGTAAGTCTTATTCTAAAATTCATATCTTCATCAAGATAATATTCAGAACTAGCATTTTTAGTAGTGCCAGTAAGTGCCGGCATACCTAAGTTGTAATCTTTATTTTGATCAGTACCTACTGTAGCTACGCCACCTTGTTGACCAACTTTAGAAGGATTTTCAATAACATCAGAGCTGTATGTGTTTGCAGAGTCTTGTATGCCTGCTATAAGACCTTGATATTCACCAAGCTTACGCATTACTCTAGCTTGCTGATTCATATACTTAGTACGATCTTCTTGTGTTTGTGCTTGCTTAATATCTAAACTTAATTTAGAATTAGCGCTAATAAGATCAAAGCCAAGTTTGTACAACGAATTATTGTTAATACCAGCTTTAGCTAACTGACCAATCAACTGTTGTTGCTGTTGTGTTTGAAACTTATAGTTTTCTTCTTCGTTTTTTCTAGCCTGTAAAGCTTCAGCATTGCGTTTGTCAAAAACACCTTGCAATGCTTTATTAAAACCTTGTCCTAAGTCAGATAAAGTTTTAGCATATATAAAACCTGATTTATCTAAAACAGTTTGAGGTCTTTCGTAAGCTCCGGCTGTAGTGTATTTGCCTGAAAATTTTGGTAAGTTTGCCATGTTTTACTTGTTAATCATTGTCATTCCTAAACCACCTAACGTGCTAATAGCGCCGCCAAACATTGATGCTGCTTGCGATTCGTAATTAGCTTGTTGCTGCGCAGCCCCAGTTATTTGAGCTTGAATCCTGTTCATTTTTTCTGTTTCTCTACGTTCTTTTTGACCATAAACAAACTCACGACCTAAAACATCTGCCTGCTGCATACGTTGAGCTTCGCCAAATTGTCCCGCTTGAACACGCTGTGCTTCGCCTAATTGTAATCTTTCTAACTGTTGTTGGCCTTGAGCTTTTAATTGTTCGTTTTGAGCTTCTTGCCTTTCAATATCTGCTGATATACCTCTTTTGCTTCTAAGAGCTGCGTTAGCAAGAGCTGTTGCGCCACCAGCACTAGCACCAGTAGCCATAAGAGTATCAAGAGTATTTGCTAAAGCTATATCTGCTTCTTCAGCTTGGAACTCAGCCGCTTGTGTAGCTACACTTAAATTAGCATACGGATTTGAAGCAATACCAGATAAGTCTGTTATCATTCCTTCTAATGAAGTAACATTACTATAAGGATTTATAATAGGCTGTCTATAGTTTTCTAAACCTTCTAGTTTATTTTGTAATCTTCTTTTTTCTTGAGCAGCACGTCTAGCTCTTTTCTTTTTACCACCACCGCCGAATAAACTACCAAGTAAACTAGCGCCAGCTGAAATAAGCCCTACTGTAGCCATAGTAATAGGTTCAGCTTTTATAAGTCCTTCAATGTCTGGTCCGTACCAAACATTATGTAATATTTCTAATAAGTGTTCCATGTTTTTAATTTAATAACTTGATACTGCATATCTTGATCCTACTGACCATAATTCTTTTGCGCCACCTATATCAGTAAGATCATCTGTAGATATTGTTACTGTAGCATATCTACCTTTAATACCTGATATTTGGTTTCCGTATAACACCTCTCCGTTTGTAGCCGTGCTATTGTTTTTTAATACCGCATAGTATTTGTTTTCTTTTCTATCAAAACCGTATCTAAATACAGGTGGTACTAATACAGCTGTTGCATATGTATTACCTTGTGAATCATAAGCACCACCGTAATAACTTTGTACTATTGGAGCTGTATCATTAGTACTTTGATAGTTAGCTAATGGATTTTGAGATTTATAATCAAATCTTTGCGCGTCTGATATAAAGCTATCTACCTGCCAACCGTTATCACCTTCGTAATTTACAGTTAAAAAGTTTTTAGATACAGAAGAGTTTTGATTAAATACAAATTCTATATTAGATTTTTTATAATCACCATAAAAAGTACCTCTATTATTGCCAGTTAAAGCAGCGTAATGCTCATATATATTTTGATCTTTTACAGTATAGTATTTATTTTTTAAACTTAAAGCAAACGTAGGTTTGTATGTATAAAAACTAGTCCAACCATTTATAAGCTCATCAAAAGCTAAAGTTTTATAATTAGCATTTTCACCTGTAGCTACATCATCTGCAAGAGGTACAGCCCATGTTGGTTTTTGTTGTATAGATACTATATAATTTTTATTATGTATATCATACCCACCAACTATTTGACCACGCGTAGGCGCTACAAAAGTAATACCATCGCTTAATGCTATTGTTACGCTTTGACTAAGTGTTATTACCTGACCTACAACTTGAGTAACGTAAACAGTTTTATTGTTTATTGTTTGCTCAAGATTGTTTATAAGAAACTGCATGCCTTTTTGAACATCACTAAGTACGCTTGCAGGTTCATTTATTGTTATATTTTTAGTTGTACCGTTTGTGTTAGATGTTATAGTATAAGGATTTTGTCTAGTTCCTATTACAAGCTCCGTTGTTTCTGGTAAATTAGTAAGCTCATCTCTAAAAAAGTCTAGCATGCCATACCTAGATATTTCAGTAAGACCATCACGTGATAATCTAAGAACACTATTACGATCTTTGTCTGTAAAGTATCTTTGAAAACCATAACTAGCAAAGCTTTCAGGGTTTCTGCTAATACCAAAGTCACCGTTGTAAGGTATAAGCTCGCCAATAACTTGAAACCTAGAAGTTATTGTAGCATTTCCTTCAGCGGAATATATAGCGTCTTTATCTATAAGAGCTCTATTAATTTTATTTTCTTGAAGTACAATTAAATTGTTGTCATCAGTATGTAATTTTTGTATAGATCCATACGCAGGCGGCGCTGACTTACTAATATCTTCGCCTATAGAAAACTGATTTGTATCATTTACACCTGTTCTAGAATTAAATATACCAGAATATATAAGTGAATTAAATCTATTTTGTTGCAATGACTCTTCTTCAACTAAATAAGCCTTAGCACCTAAACCTACTTGTGTATTGTTGTAGCCACCTCGTATTCTAGACTCTTCAACAACAAAATTACCTTTGTTGCTGTCTATACTTATAGCACCAGGAAAATTATAAGAAACATTTGTTGATGCTGTAGCATTTAAAACTCTTAATGTAATTGTACCACCCGTACCACCAGAAACACTTAAAACAGCACCATTAGCATACCCGCTACCTCTGTTTCTTATCTTAATTTTATTTATAGCACCACCAGCGCCTACAGTAATAATATCTACCGTTAAGCCAGATCCTGACCCAGTGGTATCGGTAGTAGCTACATTAGTACCTAGCGTTCCGCTGCTGTAGCCTGTGCCTGCTGCAAATGAAGCAATACAAATTACTTGCTGAGCAAATGTATTTAGATCATTATAAGGATAACCACCCGGGTAAACAGCTACTGCGTTTACATTTGTATCATCTTGCTGTAACTGCTTTAACCAGAACGAATTATAGTATAATACTTCTTTTACTACGGCCATTATATTATTATCACTTATTTTTAATTATTTTTATGCAAGATCAATTACAACTGAAAAACCTAAAGTATTATTAGTTGTTATATTTGTTCCTGTTAATATGTTATTCCCAGGCGGGGGTGGTGGTGGTGGTGGTGGTTGGAATTGAGGTAATACAATAGTACCTACATCTGTAATAAATCCAGGCGATTGAATTGTTGTTTTAAGCAAAGGTGTTGCTGTCGACACGCCATTTGCAAAAACACTTATAGTTAAAGTATCAGGATTAGGCACGTTAGTAGGAACCCCATTTGTTTGTCTTCTAACATTTACTGTTATAGTTTCGCTTGTGTTACCAGTAGGTTGTGGTTGTAAATTGAGGAAGCCAATAGCTATACCAAAAGGATTTGAAGAAGTACTTGACGCTTGAAGCGTTTGACTTACAGGTGTTCCGCCACCGCTGTATATAAATTCTGCTTGCATGTCAATATTACCACTGTACGTACTGCTATTGTTATTTATTTGTAAATCAATACTAGCTTGCACTCCTACAGAAACAGTAACTGTTGCGTTAGTTGTAGCTGTTAAGCTTCCAGCGTCTGTTAATATTATAGGTATTATATAATCACCATTATCAGCAGTTGTCAATGTTGCGTTGCTTTGCGATAAAGAAGTTCCGTTCGAAGCTATGCTAAAACCATAGTTATTTAAAGCTGGATCTGTTACCCCACCTTTAGTAACAGTATTAGCTGCTATAGAAAAACTTAAATCTTGTTGTCTTTGAGTTAAAGAAGCTGAAGAATTTACACCATTAACAGCGTTAGCGCTATAATCTGAATTAGCTATAGGACCAGCGCCCTGTATGATGTAAGGTCCAGGCGGTGTACCAAAGTCAGGTATTGTATTACCTAAAGTCCAGCTAACAACAAAATCAACAAAAGTTGAAGTAATTGTATCTGTAGCTCGCACAATTAAATTAAAATTATTTTCAACAGCAACTGTAGATACATTGAAAAATCCATTTGTTTGTATGTAAAACCCACTTCCAGAAGTAAAAATATTAAAAGGCGCAACGTTACTGTTGTTAACATCTTTTGCTAGCAAAGCATTACCATTACCTCTTGTTGATGATATAATGCTAAAACTTTGACCAGCAACTGGTTGACTAGATGAATCTATAGCATTTATAGGAGTTGATGCACTTCCAAATACATCTGCGTTTATTGGAAAATTTTCGTTTTGAGCCGCTACCGTAGAGGATAATGCTACAGGCGCTGTGCTAGAACTAGCTTGTTTAACTTCTAAATTAAGGTCTTCAACAAGCCCAGTTGTTGTAGTCTCCCAATATATATCTAAAGCTGATTCAACTGCTTCTGTTTCTAAAATTCCTAATGCTATACCAAAAGTAGAACTTGTGGTTGGCTCGTCTTTACCTATTTTTTTTGCTGTATTAAGTCTTGCAATATATGGATTTGCTTCACTATTATAAAAAGTTATATACTCTAAATCAGCACCAATATTATTTTTATAATTAGCTTCTGCTAATGTAGATATATTTGCTGCAAATATAGGCGTACTAGGTGGATTATATTGAACTACAGATGTAGATATCTTATCGTTAAAAGGTTCTACTCTACCGAATAATTTAACACTGCTTTGAAAAATTTTTTGATCTGGTCCTACCTCAGATAAATCTCTAGGAACTTTATTTATGTTATCATTAAATAAAACTATATTAGAAGTTTCATGCACTTCAAAAGGAGATCTCAGCGCTGATGTAGATTGATGAGGATAACCTGCTAAAATACCAGGCACATATACATTATAATAATCTTGCTCTGTTTGTCTTACTACAAATTTGTAAGAATACCAACCAAGTAAATTTGGTTCTGCTAATGTTATTATAACTGTAGCATTGCTATTACCTCCTGTTACAGTTATTGTATTTCCGTCAGTATAGCCTTCACCCATTTTTGCTATTGAAATACTAGTTATTTCTCCAGCTGTTGTTGTAATGTCTACAGTTAAACCAGTACCGCTTCCACCAGTTGTGGCTACGTTTGTAGCGTCTGAATATCCCGTACCGCCAGTGTTAATAGCTACATCACCAACAGCTCCAATAGGCACGTAAGTACCAGGATAACCATCGCTAGGAATAGTTGGTATTGCAGATGTAAAACCATCTTTATTGTCAAACAAAACAGATAAACTATACCCAGGCCATTTATACATTTGGTTACTTGAGTTAGAAGAGCTTGGCGCTCCCCAAGAAATATAAGGTACGTATATAGTAGAATTACCATATTGAACAGATGTTGAAGATTCAATATCAGAAACATCTTTAGAAGACAATATTGTGGTAGAAGATCTTCCATACCTGTCAGCTAATACAACACCTAATTGATAGTTTCTATTTTGTTTAAGTGTATGATTAGGATATTCTATTTGACTATAAATAGTATTTGAATCTGGAGATCCTGTATTTACTTCAGTTTTATTCGCAAAACCCAAACCGTAAGTTAAAGAATCAGGAGAACTATGTTTGTCAATGTAATTACCATATATTATTCTATTGCTACTTGTTTCTTGAGAAAAAGCTCTAACAGGAACTTTGTCATACACCCTAGTTGTTTGATCCTCAGGTAATACTTTGTATGGTTTTGTAGATAAATACTTATATGTAAATATATTATTATTAGCATTACTACTCATGTTAGTTTCAACAGCCGTTATAGGTATACTTTCTACAGATTTAATAGCTACTTGATCTGATTCTTTATACAATATTTCTACTTCTGTAACTTTTAAATTATTTTTAATATCAGCATAAGGCATTTCAATGTTTAAATCTACTTGAGTAGCATTGTTTTCCATAAACGAAACTAATGTGCTTCTATAAGTTTGATCAGCATCATTGCGGGCAAAATTACCATCAACACTAGGTTGTGATGATATAAAATATCCAGATTGTTTAGGAACAAAACAAGATTGACTAAAAGGTGCCATTATAGAATATTCACCGTCATCAAATTTAAATCTATAACTAAAACGTATAAATCTATCTTTTACATAATCTGGATCACCAGCCCAATCAGAATCATAATCTGGATTTGGAGCTTCAAAAGATATATCTTCATTGTTTAAAACACTAACTGCAGGTGATAAAACAGGAGAAAAATTAATTGTAGTAGCTGTAGATCCTGTAACTACAATTTTTTCATCTAATGCTAACGCTCCAATGCTTACTATTTTAGAACCGACAATAGGAACATAACCTGTTGAATTTATATTAACTTGATTAGTTATACTTTGATTACCGTCAATGGTTGAAGCTATATTTATTGGTAAAAATTCTTGCGAAGGGTTTGATATAGTAGATTTAAGCTTATTATTGTAAGCCATATCTACAAACCTAACGGGATTTACCGGTGCAAACTTAGCTACAGATATTTGATCTTCGTTTTGATAATACGTGTTATCACTAGCAGCTGTAGTTACGTTTATTTTTCTAGGTTGATTTCTGTAATCAGTAAAAAATAACAAATTTTCTATCATACTAATCCCATATATAGGACTATTTTTAGAAAAATTTAAAAAACTACCTTCAACTAACTTTGTAAAAGTACCGTTACCGTCGTTATTAAATCTGTATATAAAACAATTAGCTCCGCTAGGCGCAAAATTATCAATACCGTTATTAGAAGTATCTATATAATCTGTTAAAAATAAATATATATTATTTTGTGAAAGATCTACAAAATAACCTATAACATCTAAATGAGGTATTGAGGCTAGATCAGAATTTTGTATAAGATTATTACCTTCTATATTTTCTAATGCCCCAACGTCTTCACCCTGTGATCTACTAATAGCCACGTTTTGTGCTGATCTATACTCGCCTTGTGGAATCAATCGATCGTCAAGATCTTGATTCATTTTAGACTGTACAAAATTATTTTGAATATCTGGCATTTAATTTAATGTTTTATCCATTTAGATTTTCCACGCATAACCTGCACTATCTCATTAAGTTTAATATTTGATAGGCGTATTTTAGCATTTCTAAGCTTTGCACTTTTTTCACGTTTTAATCTTTGTACAACGTACTCAGGTTGATTTATTCTACTAGCTATTACAGCGTAAGATATATAAGCATACATTGCTTCTTCAGCCATTTTAGGTACTCTAGTATTTAAATCGTTTGATAAACCATCTGATATGTATTCTAATATTATTAATTTATCTACAAGATTTGCAGAGAAAGATATTTTACCTTCACGCTCGTTTATATTAAAATAACCATTAGCGTTTGCATATTGAGGATCCATACCGTACAATTGACCATAGCCAGCAGACTGCCAACCGTAGTAATAATCAAAATCCCAACCACCGTCTGCGTTGTCTAAAATATTTTCATCTAAATTTTTTAATTGATTTTCTCTCCATCTTTTTTCTATTAAAGACGTACCTTCAATGTTATTGTTAAAGTTGTCTTGAGCTGGAACGCCGACACTGTCTTGTATTGGAGTTTCATATGGACTACCTGTTAAGTTGTTGGAAGGCATTATAATATGCTTAACTCCTTGATCGTCTATCCAGTAAATATTAACATAATTAACATAATCTTGAGGTATAACTACGCTTAAATTTTTAGGTATATTTAACTCTTGAGAGTTTACACTTTTCAAAGTATCGTAACTAAACTCTTGTAAAGCTCTTTTAGCGTGAAACACAACGTCAGTTCTTTTTATATTTGGTATTAATTTATCAGCACCAACATAAGCTATTAAAAAGTTATTTACAATGTCTTCAATTTTTACATAAGAATACGAACCGTAATTATCTTCAACAATATTACCGTAAGCTTTTTCGCTAGCAGTAGAAGCATAGTTACCGCCATCTAATCTTTTAAGCTGTACAACTATATGATCATTAGCACCTGGTGCTACGTTAAAAATTATAGTGTTTTTAGAAACTGTATAACCCGCAATAACCTCTACCCAACTTCCAGGATATCCACTAACACTTGAATATATTTTAAAGTTGTTTAAACCATAACCTACTTCAGTATTACTCGCTGCGCCAAATACTAAATCTGTATTGAAGGTTGTTGTAAAACTTCTATTAGATCCATCACCTTGAAACCCTTGCGCGCCTTCGTAATATTGCCTATTATTTTCCTTCATCATCGCCATATCTTAACTTTTTGAATTTACTTCTTCTGATTGAACCGCTTGAGAAGCTGCTTGAACTATTTGTGGATCTCTAATTACAACACCTGCATAAGCAAGTATACGAAGTATAACTTCTGCTTGCTCTGTGTTGTCTAACTCAAATTGAGTAGATGTGGCTGGATTATATATATATGGCCCAGATGTCCAAGTACCACCGCCTAATTGTTGATAACCCCAATTAACGTTATTAGGCTTACGTATATAACTAACTGTTATATCTGATGCCGATGTAATTGTTGTTGGTTTTACAAATATATGCGTTTCACCTGTGTTTGCACCGCCAGTTCCTTGAACTGTTTGCTCATATAAATAAACGGGAAATTGAGTTGTAGGTTTTGTAAGTGGAGAAAGATTAATATTTAAGAATTCATTGCGCTCTACGCGTTGTAATTCTTTTTCATCTTTATATATAACTGTACCTATCCTGTGTAGATCAGATGGTGGTAAAAAATAACCACCAGACGTGTCGTAAGTAGTATTACCTACAGTTTTAAATATAGATATACAGTTATCAATATTTTTTCGTCTGTTAGCGTATTCACTATCAGTTTGTGGCACGCGTAACTGTTGATTAAGATCTTCAAAGTAGTTTTCAAAAATTTCTAACTGTACCTGTGTGCCTAACTTATTGAACTCTTCTGGTGTTATATAGCCTCTTTGCTCTTTGTTAAGAATAGACAACACCGTTGTGTAAACAGTATTTACGTTTATTGCCATTTATTTTTTTTATTTATATATAAGGGCGCATTACACGCCCTTGTATATTATTACATGTTAGAGAAGTTTTTTCTCTATTGATTTGTAAACTTCAACACCTTCGTCAGTTTTAAACCATGCAGCCATTGCTGAATATGGATTTTCATCAAAAGGTACGTTCATTAGTTTTCTTCCATTACTACCCCAGGTAAATGTTCTTTGATCTTGAGAAAGCATTACAATACCAGATTCAGCAGCTATAATAGCTATGTTTCTTAATTGTACGTTTTCATCATTTGCTAATTCTAAAAACAAATTAGGGTTTTTCTTAGCGAATAGTAATAAGTCTCGTTTAAGTTCTTTAGAACTCATCTTAGATACTTTAGAACCTAACTCAACACGCATTATAGCTTCAGCTTGGTCTATATCCATTTCTCTTGCTGCATTAAGCGCATCAACTTGAAGTTCTATCATATCGAGTTCATCTTCAGCTTCTGCAACCGCGCTAAACTCTTCATATATTTTACCTTTTAACGGGTGGTATAACGAAAGTAATTTTTGTAGGTTTTGATTTTCTTTAGGAACTTGTAAAGATCCATTTTTAAACATAATATGTCCTAGTGTTGACTCTCCTTTTTGCTCTTCAACAAATGGTGAATCTTGATTTGTAGCATATCTTAACTCTTTTTGAATACCAGTTTCTTTGTCAAAATATATTAATGCATGCTTACGAGTATGCCTACTGGGAATTGTTAATGTTAAAGGAGATGAATTACCTCTTAAATAGTAAATTCTATCTTTAATTTCCCATTCAGGTTTTTTTGGTTTTTGTTCAACAGTTTTAGTTTTAACTGTTTTTTGAGGTGCAACCTCAATAGTGTCTTCTGCTACTTTAGCTTCTTTAGCCATGATATAATAAAATTAAATAATTAATAAAGGTAATAGTTACCCCCGTTAGTTCAACGAGGGTAAGTATTACTTAAGTGATTATGCTCCTTTGAAAATAACAAAGTTGTTAGCACCTTGAGTTATCAAACATCTTTCAGATAGGAAGTTTACTTCCATTGCATCAAGAGTTGAAGTAAAAGCACCACCAACCGAGCCAGTCAACCAAGTCTTCATACGACGGTCATCACTTTGTGATGCTCTATATCGTACGTGTAAGAATGGACGACGGATGTTAGTTCCAAGAATTTGATCATATACAGTTGAAGTACCTGCTGGAATAAGAACTCCTTCAACAGAGCTTATACCATCAAAACCACCGCGTGTAGATGCATCATTTAGATATTTCCAGTCAGTTTTATAGAAGTCATAAGAACCTCTACGGAAACCACTAAAGCCAAGGTTTAACGCCATGTCTTCAGAGTTTTCAAATAAACCGTAAGAACTACCACCTTGATAAGTTCCAGTAGCGGGTGATCCTACTCCAGCCAACATATCATCAAAATCTAATGAAGTTTGACGTTGTAAAAACAACATATTTTCTTCAATAGCACCTTGAGTATCTAGGTTTTTAAGAATATTATCAAAATCAGCTAGACCTGCGGCAGCAGTAAATCCTACCATTTTATTACCACGATCTTCAATAGCAGCAAATAAACCTTGAGTACCAGGAAGTTTATCAGTTTGATAATTTCCAGCACCAGCGTTTGTATTTATTTCACCTTCTACTAGAGCCATTTCTAAATAATCTTCGAAACGTAAGCGAGTTTCAGACTCAGCTTTTAGATACCATAAATATCCAGAAGTTCCATCTTCAGTCGCTACTTCTACCCAACCAATTTGCGCAGTATCAGAACCTGACACAACGTATTGATTACGTATAATAACTGGTGAGTTACTATATTGAGTTAATTGTGGTGTTACGCTTACACGTGAAGCAGAGTTACCTGCGCCAGTACCAATAGTAGTACCTTTAGTGTAATCAGATCCATAAACAAAGATTTTCAAATCAGTTGCTGAAGCAAACACAGTTTGTACGTCTGAACCTCCATAAAGCTGTACAGCAATATGTCCTGGATCAGCAAGACTACCGCCGTTAGCTGTAGGAACGTCAGTTACAATACCTTTAGCTTCACCACCGTCTGAAACATCCATAATAACGATAGTATCGTTTTTAGAAATTACGTTAACTACAGTTGTTCCGTTTACAGTTGTAAGATCTAAATGCGCTGCGTTAGTTAAGTTTGCTGCTACAGCTGTGTAAGAAATATGTAGACGGTTTTGTTCAGACCAAATTACTTGATCAGATGTCATTGGCATTTCAGCGCCAACCATACGTAAGAATCCAGAGAGTGTACGGTTTCCGTAACGCTCTACTTCTTGTTCATAAATTTCAGGTAGATATTGCTGAGCAAAATCGTTTCCTGTACCATCATTAAACTTTAGATAATTGCTATCTAAAATTTGTTGTTTTTGAGATGGTATTAAAGTACCAAATTCTGGTGTTAATGTTCCAGCCATGTTAAATAATTTTTATTAATTAAACTTTTTAGTTTTTATTTTTAATTTTGAAGAATCAGCACCGCTTATTGCTTTTACTTTTAATCCACCAATATAAACATCACCAGAAACAGTTTGTCTTGGTTCGTCACTTATATTTTTAGATTTAGCCATAACATCTTTAACAGCATCGGCTTTACCTTGCTCGTAAAAATGTTGCGCTATAGTGTCCGCATTCCGCGCAGCATACAAAGCTTTATGATAACCTTTAGTATCTGTTATTTCACCTTTGTCATTTAAGAACGTCTTAATGAAGTTTGTAATATCAGATTGATTTTCAGCTACTTGAGTTGGATTTTTAATACCGTATCTAAATTTTTTATCACTAACTTTAAAATCGAAACCTTCGAAATCATTATTTAATAATTTTTTAGTGCGGTCAATAAAATCAACATGCTTTTGCTTTATAACTTGCTGCTCTTTATTGTATCGGTTGAAAAAGTCTGTAGCTTTTTGTTGCTCTTGAGTTACGCCCGGTCTCAACTTGATCTCGTCGTAGTATTTACTCTTTAAGCCTTCAAGAAAGTTTTTAGCTTTTGCAGCCTCCTCTTTAAACGCAATTTTCTTTTTGCGTATTTCTTTTGGTTCATCTATATCTTCATCATAATCAAAGTCTTCTAATAAAAGACTTACATCTTCAGAATCTAAATGTGGTTTAGTTTGTTTATAATATTCTCTAATTAAAGTTTTATTATCAACGCTGGTATAATCTGCATTAAGCCTAACATAGTCTTCTACAGTTCCACCAGTCTCTTCCATAAAAGAAACTAGTTTTTCAATATTTTCTGGTAGAACTATTTGCTCTTGCACAGCTTGCTCTACTTCTTTAGTTACTTCAGCTTGTTCTTCTTCAGTATCTTCAACTACAGTTAAAGGAGATTCTACTTCTTCGTTGGTGGTCCGTATTTCTTCAACCACTTCTTCGCTGTCGCTACTGTCTTTGGACTCTTCGATAATAGCATTGCTATCATTTGTCTCTTGTGTTTGAACGGCATCGTCTTCTTCTTTTATTGTTACTTTAGTAACTTCTGGTTCTGTTTCTATTAAAGGTTCTTTAATATTAACTTTAGTAACTTCATTACTTGCTTTACCTAAGTTTTTAGGTTTTGAAGGTGTTTTTATTTTAAACTCTCCTTCTTGTTTTACTTCTTCTGACATAATATAATAGTATAAAATTAAAGGATTTTATTTTCAACGAGGTTCAAACTGTTCAAGTCCAAATCCTCCTAACGAGTCAAATCCTGATGACTCAAAGTTTTTAGGTAGTTCATCGTTTTGGCGTTGCGATATCATTTCCGATTGCTGCGTACCTATAATTCTAGCACGTTCGTCTTTACGATCTTCTATTTCTTGTTCTTTAGATTTTTCAACATCAGCTCTAGCTTTAGCTAACTGTATGTTAAATCTAAACTCTTCACTCATTAAATCACGCTTTATTTGAGCTTCAGTTTGCATGCGTTGTATTTCAAACTGAGATTTAGCTTGTTCTAATTGAACTTTTTGTTCATTAATAACTTGTTGCTTTTGAGTTTCAGCCATAGCCGCTCGCTCAGCAGACTCAGCATTAGCATTTGCTTGAGCTTGTATGTTAGCTAATTGAGCTTGTTGAGCTTCTTCTGCTTTTACTTTTTGTCTATATTTTAAAAACTGATTAGCTAGTTTTAAGTTTTTAATTTCTCTTATATCTATAGCGTCTTCTAAGCCAATTTGTCCAGCTTGCAAAGCTATTTGTATGTTACGTTCTAAACCTGCTTTTTCTTCTTCATCTGGCTCTAACTCTAAGAATATACCAAATTCATGCATATTTAATTTATCTATTTCAGACAATGTAGACACATTAAATTGATTTATAGAACTCATCAAAGCTTGTTTTAACAGCGGAAACTCTAACATATCAGCTACACGAAGACTAATATTTTCAGCTGTTCTTATTGTTAAATACATAAGCGATTGCAGTATATGCTTAGTAGCCGTATTTGAAGCAGCGGCTGCTAGTTTTTGCAAACCAACTAATGAATCTTTATCAGGTTTACTACCGTCTCTAGCTTCGTTAAGCCCGGTTACATCACGTATCATTTGAAGATAATATTGATACGTTTGTATTAAAGCTTGTATTTTAGCCATACCAGCTGAAGTTTGTAATTCTTGTATTGGAACTTTACCTCTGTTGGGATCTCCATCTTGTGTTAAACTTCTACCTACAATACTACCAGTTTGGAAATACATATTCAAAGCTTCTGCTGGGTTGTAGTTTGTGCCATTACCAAGATCAACTTCTGCTAAACCATCTACGTCTACAAATACACCATCCGGTACCATGCGTGCTAACACTTGTTGTAATTTTAAATGCGTAAGCTGTATCATATCAGCAAAACCAATACATTTACTTACTAGAGACTCTATACGTCCTTTATACATTCTAGGCGCAGAGATACTATAATTCATTTCTACTTTAGTTTGATCGCTATATGGTCTAGTCATATTTTTAGCTAGTTCCCACTTAAGCATTTTTTTATGACCTAAAATTTTAGCACCACTATATAAAACTTCTATAGCCCTGTGTACTTTGTTAAAATTATCAGTTTCAGGCGGATCAAATGTATCATCTTTTTCAAGAGCTTTTTCAAGACCTTGATCTGTTTGTTTTATTTTAAATACTTGATTTTGATAAGTCTTATATTCAAAATATAAAACTTGTATTGTATTATTATCATCGTTTTGATTATAATAATTTCTTGTATAGCTTATATCTCCAGGATATTTTTGTATTTCTTCTAGTTCATCTTGTGTTAAATAAGGAAATTGTTTTTTAATTTCTTCAATACTAACACTTTTTACTTCACCAACATAATATATGTCTTCAAAATTAGGATCTTCGGTATATGAATAAACTAAATTAGCAGGATCTACGTAATCAACAGTAACACCATTTGCTAAATTAAAATTAGTTTTTACAGCAGATATACCTAATACTGTTAAATCATAAGCTAAACGCTTTTTGATTTCATCGTATTTATTATAATCCATTACATTACTTATAACTTCTTCTTCAGCTATTTCAATACTTTGCTTATAGTTTAATTGAAGATATAAATCTAACTCTTCTTTATTAACAGGTAATTCTTGCGCATCTGGTGACGCGTAAAAGTTTTTACCAGTAGCAGCGTTTAACTGCTCTATCATTTGTTTATTTTCAATATCACGCAAAGCGTTAAAAGCAAAATCAGTTCTTTGTTTTATAGCGTAAGGATCTGAAGCAAAAGATTTTATTTCATAACCTTTATTTGTCATACCATTAACTACAATGTTAACAAACTTAGATAACACAGCTATTGGCTTCCAGTCTAAATTAAGATAAGATAAATCTCCATTAATAGATAATTCATCTTTATATTTTTGTACACTTTGTTCACCACGAGCATATAACTTAAGATTGTTAAAAGACCTCCAGTTGTTTCCAAACCTTCCGCCATCGCCAAGACCCCTATCACCTCTAAACCACTCGTTTTCTACAGCTCTTCCTACAGCTAAACCATATTCTAAAGTATTTTTCTCTGCATCTGGTACCACCTGACTTGGGAAAGAACTATTAACGTTAGTATAAATCATTTATTTTATTATTTTTGAAATACCACCTTTATTATCATATTTCTTGAAACCTAAAGGTACAATATTTTTTTTAATTACACTGGTAGGTGTATATCTATTTTTATTACACGCCATAATAGCTAAGCCAGAGCTTATTGAAGCATCGTGCTTTGTCCTATTGTTTATATTGAATTTGGCCCAATCTTCTAATGTTTCTTGAAAATACATATTACCATGCATAGTTTCTTTAAGTCCTACATAATCTTCTATGTAAGATTCTATAGCAGCTGCGTGCGCTTGTTTAATATCTTCTGATGAGTTAGGTATTCCACCTATTTCTCTTTCCGCTACAGACAGTTTTAATTTATCTGGTCTGTTCATTGAAAAAGCCCTGTAACCTCTACGTTTTAAATAGTATAAAAGCCTAGGTTTATTATTCTCTGCTAATATTGGCATGCTATAAAAATGCAAAGCCATGAGTACATCTTCAAAGAATATTTCAGCTGTTGGTGGTCTTGATATGTATTCCAAAAAAAACATATTAGCAGGTACATTTTCCATAGAGAATTTTGTAAGCCCATGAAGAGCTCCTTTAGATCCTCTATTATCTACCGTACCTGATATATCATAAGAGTCACAACCAAAAGCACCGCAATGTTCATTACCAGGATATTTAACTCCATTTTTTATTATTACACGATTTTGTAATTCTGCAGGAGGTACCCAAGAAACTAAAAACCTACCATTTTTATTTGGCATAAAATTAACAATAGTATCTTTAATACCACCTTGCCAAACAAAGTTACCTCTAGTTACTAATTTAGAGTTATTAGACTCATCATTATAATCTATTTGCTCGTATATTTTAGTTAAATTAAATAAAGATTCTTTTGTTTCGTCTCTAAAAGCATGCTGCTCAGTGCGAGGAAACTGTCTGTAATATTCGTTTAAACTGTCTTGATCACCTTTTAAACCATCAACTTCGTTTTCCCAATGATTTATAACACCTACTTCAATTTGAACCCCGTCGGATCCTTCAACTGGTTTTGCCGGCGTATCAAAGACAGGGTGTCCATAAGTATCAATGAATCCTTCGTAGTTCCATTCCATAGGTATGAACAAAGAATATAATCCTGAGCTAGTCTGTCCGTTGCGGTTTCTTTTTGTAACGTCTGACGCATAGTATAATTTTTTAAAATTCTCACCGCCTTTATCTAAAGCATTTGACGTTGAACCCATCATACATTTACCCACAACTCTACTACCTAATCTAAGGGTAGTTTTTGTAACTCTCCAGTTGTTTAATATGTTATCAGGTCTTTCCCATTTACCTGATTCATCGTGTACTAACAGTTTTAGTTTTTCACCATCATAACTGTTATCACCTGTATTTTTCCAGTCAATAGTAGTATCAAGTCCTACAACTTCTTCTGCGGTTTCACCTTGATCAAGCTTACGTCTGGTAAGCTTCGACGCGGGGACTCTATAAGCAAGTTCCGTTTTTGGTCGGTCCATACCGTCTTGTATGGGTCGAAAGAAGAACGGATAGTTGATAGAGATCGGTACGACTTTGTCGGTGAACATTTTTTTAGCATCAGCCCCTGACTTTGATAATATACCAAATCTTGCATCGCTTGATATCGTAGCGAGGTTGACTGTTTCACCTGATGCCATGAATGAAAAACCAGACCTTCTGTTTTTGAGGTAACACATACCATAACATCTTTGGTCTGCCTTACAAGCTTCCCAGAATATAAAGAATAATCTGTTTGACTCCCTAAAGTCTGCTGCCCCAACGTCAATTTTAGACCACTGCAAGTACATGTAGTGAGTGCCAGTAAGATAAGTAGCAGTACCTTTATTATTGAACCAGTGACCTTCGTTACGACGTTTAAATTGTTCATCAATATAATCATACCATCTTTCTTTAAAGTGCTCCGGATATTTATTCCAATCAAACACACTTTTTATTTTATTTAATTCTTTAGGATATTCTTCTCTAGACCATTTGTCTTTATCCTTATTTAGTTTACCTTTAAAAGGTGGTAATGCTATTTTAAGGTTTTGTATTTCGTATATTTCACCTATTTGACCGGTTTTACTTATAACAACTATATCGTGTTCTTTGTTATAACCGTACTCCCACTTTTTACTTTTGTTATTTCTTTTAAGCACATGGGGTTTTACGTGATCTGTAAGTACAGTAAATAAAGTTTGCTTGTACATTACTTAGATCTACCTTCTGCAAAACCCTTAAAGGATTTTTGCTTACTATCACCTGATTTGTCTTCAAGCATATTCTTTTCTTCTTCGATACGATTAAGTATTTCAAACGCGTCGAATATAGCTAACTTTTTTGTTGCGGCTGCGTTTTTTAAACGATCAGC